CTCGCCTGGAGAATTGCTCTCTTGCCTCGATATAACTACATTCAGCCTTTGATGTGCAGTAATAAATTATTTCTCTTGTGAAATTTTCTCTGCCTAATTGTTCTACGTCTTTGTTTAATTGGTCGTTTGAGCCATAGTATTCACGCCAGTCAGAATCAATTTTGGATTTTATCCGCTTTTTCTTCTTGTTGCCGTTTTTGAGTTTTACTGTTTTATAAGTTGTTTTAGAAAATTTTGCTAATTTCTTGCCTATATATTTTCGACCAGTGATGTTATTAGTGATACAATAGACGAAACCTATACATTCTTCGGGTAAAGTTTCTACTATTGTGTTTTGATAATACCATGACATCAACTAGTTAGTTCTTATTGGCCTTTTGGTCTTTTAAAAGTGATTCTCTATACTTGGGACTTTTAACTTTTGGTTTAGTTGCTCTGATTGCCTGTATTTCTTCTCGCCTAGTAATTGTTAAGTCTCTTATTTCAGCTAAGAGCCGTCGTAGCTCAATACCAGCTACATGAGTTTGCCTAGCCTGCCATTTCTGGTGTAGCTTATAGTACTCGTGTACCTTTCTCATTAAACTGGTATGTGCGTCTTCCATTAACCTTCAATTTCTAAATCATTAGCATAGCTAGTGAATCCATTTTCTTTAATCACTTTAAGTACATTGTTCACTCGTCCAATTAATTCGTCCTTGTGACTGATTAAGTAAATGTTTTTCTTACGTTCCCTAGCCATCTTCTTTAAGACACCTAACGCATTTTCCACGCCAGCGGCATCTAATCCATTGTCGATAAGTTCGTCAATGAATAGCAAGTTAATACTTTGATACAAACTTTCCCACACATCTCTGAAACTCCAACTTAATCCAAGGATTAAGCGATTACGTTCGCCTCGACTCAAGTTATCAAAATCTAGATCCTGCCCAAGTTGCGTAATTTCCACAGTTAAGTCATTTTGAAATACAACAGTATGCGGTAGTCCCATCTTGTCGAGATAGTAGGTTAATCTGTTATTAAGATAGGCTAAATTCTGATCAATGATCTTTTTCCGAATAAAGCTGTCCTTACTTGTGAGCAACTTGAGCAGAAACTCTTGATGATCTTTAAGCACATTGAGATTGTTTATACTATCCCATGTAATTTCTTGAAGTGCGGTGTTGCGTAAATCGTCAATTTGTTCTTGATAAGGATCTTGTTCTTGTTGTCTAGTACCCAAGGCAGTTTCTAAACTAGCTAGATTGTTCTGATGTTTAAGTGCTTCTTCAACAGTATCGTAATAAGTCTTTGGTCTGCCGTTGATATCGCCGATATCTTCTAGCTCAGTTACAATGGTAGCATAGCTATCACTGAGACTTTGAAGGTAAGTGTAAGCATCTGCTAGATTCTTTTCAGCAAATGCGGTCATTTCTTCATGCTTGTGCGTGTGTAACTCTTGTTCACAAGCTGGACAAGTATTATTTTTTAGTTGCTCTATCTCTTTATTGTACTTGGTTACACTTTTATCAGCTTGAATCAACGCAGTTTCAATTGTGGCCTTTTCTTTATTAAGACTTTTTATTTTAGCTGCCTGCTCGTCGTATGTTTTTAACTTGGCATGGGCTTCGAGTTCTCGTTCAATGTCTACTGACTGTAGCTCTTCGATGGACTTAGTGATTTTATCACAGTCTGTTCGTTGTTGAGCATACCAAGCACTCTGTCTTGTTTCTAATCCGGTAATGCTTACTTGAATTTTTTCATTGGACTTTTTTGTAGCCTCGATATCTGCGTTCTCTTGATAAATTTGATCCTTTGTTAAGCGTACTTGTTCTTTAAGTGCCTCTGCTTTTTCACTTAGCAAAGTAATTCCTAACAGTTGCTCGATGATAGCACGTTGCTCATTGGCTTTCATACTAAGAAAAGGTTCTGTGTAAGTATTCAAAGCTAAGATATGCTTAAACATATCGTGGCTCATACCCATTAAGTCATCAAGATCCTTTTGAGTTTCTCGCATGTCACCTTGACTGTCATCAGCTGAATCACTAGAGTGTTCTTGATCATTGACATAGAACTTCATAATAGCAGGTTTACGCCCACGTTCGATTCTATATTGATTGCCTTCTTTTTCAAAACTTAGTGTGACCAGCATGTTTTTGCCATTGATCTTATTAATCAAGTTATCTTTCTTGATGTTAGTCAATGCTGTGCCGTATAACGCATAAGTTAAAGCATTGATGATAGTAGTCTTACCGGTGCCGTTACGACTTCCACTGTCATCCCCGCCCTGATCCAAATTTTCACCTAGTACTAGGGTAAGTTGTTCTTTACAGAAATCCACTGCTTGGGTCTGATTGCCCACGCTCATGAAATTTTTAACGGTTAATTCTTTAATTTTAATTGTCATAGGCTATTATAGATACTCAACAAAACTTTACTGTCAAACGTGTCGCTTTCAATGTTAACTAATTGATTGCTCACAATCTGATCTACACTTTCAAATGCTTGTATGTTGATATCGGTATTAATTTCAACTTCTTTCTTTTCAGATATTAGTGTTAGTTCCCTAATATCATAATCGCTAATAAATTTTTCTTTAATAAAACTTGCTTCTTCGTAGCTAATGTCGATGTCTAGACTTACACGAAGGTGCATCTTGCTAGTAATTAATGTATCTGCTTCATCAATCAGTTGACTTAATTTAATAGTTCTAAATTTAGGACAATCACTCCAATTGATATATTGTGGCTTACCGCCCCATTCTAAAATCATCATACCGCGTTCGTCGTCCCACGCATCGGCATAGTTGTGCGGAAACGCATTGCCAATATAGTGCATATTTTGACGTTCTTGGCGTTTATGAAAGTGCCCACTGAATCCTAATTCATAACCTTTAAAACTATCTAATTGTATTTCACCATGATCAGGCATCTGTACCATAGCGTTCATAAAGAAACTAGGCAATTCAAAATGTCCAAATATGTATTTGCCACCTTTTTTACCTATGCTTCGCCATTCATCTCCAACCAGCCACGGACACAGTGTAACATCGCCCACAGTAATAGGTTCATGTACCACAGTAACTCCTGGAATGTACTTGCCAAATTCTACTGAGTGAATGTCGCGTTTATCTTTATAATAAAGATCATGATTGCCAGGAAAGAAGAAAAACTGATCAAAAGCCTGTCCAAGTTTCTCGAGGGCTCTGAGGCTGTAATCCATAGTAGTAATATTAAGACTATTACGGTTGTGATGCCAGTCACCCATAAAAATACCTGTGTCACAGCCTTCCTCCTTTGCTTTAGCAATATACCAGTCAACAAAATCTTCGCAATCTTGATTATGTGTCTGACTGTTTGACTTTAATCCAAAATGTATATCTGTAAAACAAGCAACTTTTTTAAATAGATTACTCACCTGATTCACCTTCAAATCGTTTTAGCGCATTGGCATGGTCGCCTGCACCCATTCTAGTATAACTTGGATTCATACCGTTCATTTCTAATAAGTCATCTCGAATATTTTGATTACGTTTTTCTAAATTAATAATTCGAACAAAACTGTTAGTCACTGCTGCCGTAAAATAAGCAAACGGATTATCACTTTTACTTTCATCAAACTGTAATCCAATTTGGGTTAATTGTAAAATAGCTTGACCTTTCATTTCATCGTTATAGGTATAACCTCGAACGTTGCCTCTTGTTGCGTATCTTTCGCACAATTTGATATACATGCGGGCTAGTGTATTTGTAATTTGCCCGTGATCCTTATTGAATTTTCCAGTTTCTAAGTCACCCTTCCAGTGCGACTTTCCAACGCACACTAGAATATCGTTTTCGTCGAACTTCCAATGTTGGAAAGGTGGAAAATTAACCTTATCTCTATGATCTGCCACAGTCTTTGGATTCTTTTTACGTGTGCCGTTTAACGGAATATGGTCGAATGACATAATTCTAAAGATAATATCTGTTTTAGCAATCTTTTTATAGTCAACTTCGCAGTCTGCTTGTTTGACTTTTTCTCCGGCAGCTTTACGTCGAGCGTATGCTTCTTGGCTCATACGTTTAGCTTGTGCTCGTTTAGCTTCGGCAATAGTTCTGATATTAATTTTGTCAATCGTGGACAATATCAAATCATAACGATGATATTCTGGTTTGGTAAATGAGCAGAATGTATTTTTGCTTTTATGTATTTCTTCTAATAAATCTTTATTGTTTAAGTAATTAACTTTCATACGAGTCCTAGGTTCTAGTACTATTATAAACTACCCAGATTATTTTGTCAACTAAATAGTTGACAAAAGGAGAAATCAATGGCAGATTTTGGATCAATATTGAATACAGCGACCAGTGCAGTTGGCGGTGCCCTGTCGACTGCGGGTAAATTAGCCGGTGCGCTTAATAATTTATCTAACCCAGCTGCCCTGATCTCGTCATTACGAAGTATCAATTTGCCAAAAGGTGGCGAAGCGGGATCAGCTGCCGCTGCAGATGTTGCCTTTGGAGGAGCTGATGCTAGCAGCGATTGGCGTGTTCGGTTAGCAATTCCTCCCGCATTTTCTAGTAGTCCAATGTTAAGCCCTTTGGTACAAGCTGGCGGGCTAGTGTTTCCTTATACTCCTAGTATATCCATTACTAGTAATGCCAGTTACGGCGAAGAAAATTTTACACATAGTAACTACGGCTTCGTCTACTATCAAAATAGTAGAGCAAACGCAATTTCGATTAATGGTGCGTTTAACGTTGAAGACGGAGAACAGGCAATGTATTGGCTTGCCGCAGTTCATTGCTTAAGAAGTGCCACAAAAATGTTTACCGGCGACGGCGACCTTCAAGGTAACCCTCCTCCTATTTTTAAATTAAACGGTTACGGCGATTATGTTTTTAAAAACATTCCAGTAGTTGTTGAAAGTTTTTCTATCAATTTACCAGCTGACACAAACTATATCAATACTAGTTCAGCATACACTCTCGGTGGTGAAGTCACAGGCGGCATAGGTGGCGCCTTAAGTTCAGTGGCAGGTATATCGGGTACCGCAGTTGGACTAGCAGGATTAGCAGGTGCGCTCGGCGCAAATAAAGCAGCTAACGCTTTAGGAAAAATTGGCGCAATTGGCGGCGCTGTAGCAGGCGTTGGTAAATTAATTTCAGGCGTAACTGCTCTCGCAGGTGGCGGCAGTTTTGCTACATCAGGCAACAGTTGGGTTCCAGTTAAAAGTGAATTACAAATAACAGTTCGTCCTATCTATAGTAGAGAAGCTGTACGACGATTCAGTTTACAGAAATTTGTTAAGGGTGATTATGTTAACGGAGGATACATCTAATGGCTACTACTTATACTAGTTCAAGTCCTTGGTTTAATACTCCAGTAATTCAAAATTATCTCGGAATACTGTCTATCAGACCAGTTAGCTCGGAGCCAGATGATTTTCTTTATACCATTGAACCTCAGTATAGTCATAGGCCTGATCTGCTAGCCTATGACTTATATGGTACGTCTAAACTATGGTGGGTATTCATACAACGCAATCTCGATGTACTTCAAGATCCAATATATGATTTTATACCGGGGGTAGAGATTTATATTCCTAAACGCTCAGGACTTTCGAAAGTATTAGGATTGTAATATGGGACTTGGTTTTGACTTAGACAAAGGCGCTACTGCTATTAGCAACATCGCCAAAACTGCTATCAATGATTCAGGACTGGCCAAAGGACTTTCGGCTGCTAGTAATAGTATTACTAGTGCTGCAAATGCTATTAAATCAGGATTGAGTATTAACATAAGCAGTATCACTTCTAGTTTGCCAGGTGTTGCTGAAATAGAAAACGCAATACAACAAGCCAAAAGTAATATAAACAAACTAGGCAATCTTGCTGAAAATGCTACAAAAGCTATAACACAAGTACCACTAGGAGCTAAACCGCCGTTTCCTAATATACTACATCAATATGCTAGCTACAATTATATTTTTACATTAAGTGTGCTAGATGATGCCAGTTTAAATTTTCCAAATGAGACTTATCGTAAAGGTATGTTAGGTCCTATTATTTTAAAAAGTGCCAACGGCAATCCTTCAGACAGAATACCTACAGCAAACAAGACAAAATCTAATCCTGATGGTAGTTTTGATTTTTATATTGAAGATGTACAAATTAATAGTTCTATAGGTTTTGATCAAAGTAGTGGTAATACTAATGCTACAGGTCTTAAATTTAAATTAATTGAACCCTACAGTATGGGTATGTTTTTTCAAACATTACAAGTTGCCGCAAAAAATGCAGGTCACGTAAATTATCTAGAAATGCCATTGTTGTTAAGTGTGGAATTTAAAGGTCATATTGATGCTGATTTACAAAATGTACAAATAGATAAAACAACAAAATACTTCCCTATCAAACTTTATAAATTTTCCATGAGAGCAACTGGCAAAGGCGCAGAGTATGATATTTCTGCCTATCCAGTTAACGAAAAAGCCTACAGTAAAGTTTATTCTGAATTAAAAACAGATGTTTCAATAGCAGGAAAAAATGTTGGAGAAATGTTACAGACAGGTGAAAAAAGTTTACAAGCAGTTTTGAATACTCGTTTACAAGAAGCAGTTAAACGTAAAGATGTTGTTATCGCCGATCAGATATTAATCAGTTTTCCTAAAGATTTAAAAACAGGCGATGCTAATCCACCTAGTAACGACTCTTCTTCCAGTGCTGGCGCAACTGTAAACCCTAATAGTTCATCTGGCAGCGGCATGGATTTATTTAAAAAATTAGGAGTTAAAACTAGTAGTATTAACAAAACACAAGTACAAGATGAATCAGAAATGAATGACATTGGTAAAAGCACAATGGGATTTAACTTGTATAATAAAGGAGCTACACCTTTCGCTAAAGATAATCTTGCCTACGATGAAAAAACTGGCACGTATAAACGTGGCGCCATTTCTATTAATCCTGAATCTAGTGAATTTAAATTTACCCAAGGCAGCGATATTGTCAATGCTATCAATCAAGTAATCTTGATGAGTGAATATGGAAGAACAGCTCTAAGTCAAATAACTCCTGAAGGAACAGTACAATGGTGGAGAGTTGAAACTCACTTATACTATATTCCTTCAGATGAAAATATTAAGAAAACAGGTGTTAAGCCTAAACTAGTTGTTTATAGAATTGTTCCTTACGCGGCAAGCGCCAGCGCATTTTTACCTCCTAACACTCCAAATCCTGGTACAGAAAAAGCCAAAGAAGAAGTTATTAAAGAATACAATTATATCTATACAGGTAAAAATTTAGATGTAATGGATTTTGATATAGAATTTAATGCCAGCTTTTTTACACAAATGAGTGCCGATGCTGGTAAAAACAGTGGAGATAAATCGCAAAAAGCAAACGCTGGCGCAGGAGTAGAAGGTGATCCTGATAATAAAACACCAGACGGCGAGAAACCCAAAGAAGGTCAGGTTCCTTCTACAGTATTAAAAGACGGAATTTTGACAATGACTGGCGGTAAAGGTGGCGGTGGTCTTGACGATAATGCCAGTATTGCAGCACGACAATTTCACGACAGTATTACTAGTAATACTAGTATGATTAATTTGAATCTAACCATACTTGGAGATCCATATTATATAGGAGACAGTGGTATGGGTAATTATAGTGCTGTAGCTACCAATAATAAATTTATTAACGCTGACGGAGCAATGAATTATCAAAGCGGCAGAGTATTAATTACAGTCAATTTTAGAACACCAATTGATATTAATTTAGAAGACGGTGTGTATGATTTTAGTACAACTGCAGGAGTTCCACAATTTAGTGGACTTTATCTTGTTACGCTAGTTACATCTAATTTTAGAAGAGGTAAATTTACACAAACTTTAAAATTAAGTAGATTGCCTAACCAAGAAGTTAAGAGTACCAAACCACCACAACCAGCGTCAACTCCTACAGAAAATGAATATTCTGATGTAGACGACGCAACCACCCAAGCAGAATTAGAAGCGTGGGCCGCCTCGGGACCGCAGTCAGCACCGCTAACTGATGATGAAATAGCAGCCAACAACGCAGCACTAGGCGATTTCGCAGGATAATAAATGGCAGAAGATACACGACAACCCACTGGTAGTGCCGAACAAAAGCCCGGCCCATTTTTAGCAAAAGTTATCAGTCATCTAGATCCTACCTACATGGGTGTACTTCAAGTGCAATTACTAAGAGAAGTAGGCAATGACGAAGCCAAAGAAGGACAGTTACATCAAGTAAAATACCTAACACCGTTTGGTGGACAGACTAATGTGGAGTACATTACAGAAGAAGATGACTATAATGCCACACAAAAAAGTTATGGCATGTGGTTTATTCCTCCAGACGTTGGAACTATTGTTATGGTTATCTTTATCGACGGAGATCCGCGTAAAGGTTACTGGATAGGATGTGTACCTGACGAAAATATGAATTTTCAAGTACCTGGACATGCCGCCACAAAATACAATATAGATGGCACATATGAACGAGTACCTGTTGCTGAATATAATAAAAAAGCAAGAGAAGCAGCAACTGATCCTACAAAAATTCTTAAACCAGCAAGTCTGTTACAGGATATACTAGACGAGCAAGGATTAATAGAAGATGACACTAGAGGTATAACAACTAGTAGTGCTCGTAGAGAAATACCTAGTATGGTGTTTGGTATCAGCACCCCGGGTCCTATCGACAAAAGAAGCGGCGCTCCTAAAGGTAAATTTGGAAAAGACGAACACAAAATTGCAGCAGGGTTTGTTAGCAGGCTTGGCGGCAGCAGTATGGTTATGGATGATGGAGATGATAAATTTCTTCGTCGTACTACAGCTAGCGAAGGTCCGCCTGATTACGCTGCTGTTGAACAAGACGAAACAGACGGTCTACCAGAAATTCCTCATAACGAATTAATACGTTTTAGAACTAGAACTGGACATCAAATCTTGATGCATAATAGCGAAGATTTGATTTATATAGGAAATGCTCGAGGAACAACTTGGATCGAGATGACTAGCGATGGCAAAATTGATATTTTTGCTGAAGACAGCATTAGCATACGTACCAAACAAGATTTTAATTTCTATGCTGACAGGGATTTTAATATTGAAGTAGGCAGAAATTTCAATTTAAAAGTAGGCGAACGCCATCAAACAGAAATTGGAACAGACAAAATCTTAATAGTTGACGCCAACAATTTTATACAAGTTGGCGGAACACACGACGAAACAATAGCGGACCAAACTAATGTTACAGTGGGCGGCGGATTTGACCTTAATACCAGTGGCGCAAACAAACTTACATCCGGTGGAAATATGGAAATTGCCGCTGCCAACACTACGATTTCTGGCGGCAACATTAATTTAAACGGCCCAGGCGCGGCAGCAGCTGGATCCGCCACTGTGCCTGAACCGTTAAGTACTTTTGCCAACCCAGATGAAACTGAAAGCACCGTAGACAGTATTATGCTACGCATTCCGAGTCACGAACCTTGGCCACACCACGAAAACTTAGATCCAACTAGTTTTAAACCTGATCTAACAGACAGGGAAGCGGGTAGCGATATTCCTGTACCAGAGTATTGGAAAAAATATTCCACTATAACTGATACTTTCTCCAAGGAGCTGCCTCCTGAGAACGAGGAGTAAATACTAGTATGACAGCCAATCAAAAATTATTCAACAAAGTAGTGCTAAAAGGCCCGTCTGGTAGAGCGAACGTACCAGGATCTAAAACTTATAAAGGTTTTAGTAGTGTTAGTAGCGACAGTAAAAGCTATAGTCTTTATGACTTAGCCCTAATCAAACAAGACATTATCAATCACTTCCACATTCGCCAAGGCGAACGATTGGAAAACCCAACCTTTGGTACTATTATATGGGATGTTCTATTTGAACCTTTAACTGAGGATCTAAAACAACTCATTGTTAAAAATGTTGAACAGATTATTAACTATGATCCGCGTGTTAATGCCAACAGTGTTATTGTAACTACATACGAAAGTGGTCTACAGATAGAGTGTACTTTAACTTATCTTCCTTATAACATACAAGAATCGCTTCAATTTAAATTCGACCAAGCGAACGGACTAATCGGCTAATTAAACTACCACATAATAAAAACCGATAAATATCTGTATATGGGAAGCAGATATGTCAGCAACAGATAGACAAAATAGATTACTAGTAGCAGAAGACTGGAAACGTATATACCAGAGCTTCCGAAATGCCGATTTCCAAAGCTACGACTTTGAAAATCTTCGCCGCGTGATGATTAGTTATATCCGCGAAAATTATCCAGAAGATTTTAATGACTATATTGAATCGAGCGAATACCTTGCCCTAATCGACATGATTGCGTTCTTGGGCCAAAGCATAGCTTTCCGTGTTGATTTAAATGCTCGTGAAAACTTCTTAGAGCTAGCAGAAAGACGTGAAAGTGTATTACGATTAGCACGCCTATTAAGTTATAAAACAAAACGTAACGTTGCCGCATCTGGCCTATTGAAATTTAACACCGTAAGTACTACACAATCAGTATATGACAGCAACGGCAGAAATTTAGCAAATCAAGTAGTAGCATGGAATGACCCAGCCAACTCCAACTGGTACGATCAGTTTATTAAAATTATCAATGCGGCATTACCAGCAACTAGGCAGTATGGAAATCCAGACGCCAAGCAAGAAATTTATGGAATCCCAACAGAACAGTATAGATTTCAAACAGTAAGTACTTCTGTACCAGTATACTCTTTTACAAAAGCAGTAGATGGTCGCAGTATGAATTTTGAAATTGTAAGTACAACCTTTGCCGGTAAAACTGAAATATATGAAGAACCTCCTAGTTTAGGAAACAGCTTGGCATTCTTGTATAGAGACAGTGGTCGCGGCAACGGTAGTTCTAATACTGGATTCTTTTTAAGATTTACCCAAGGTACATTGAATCAAGGTAGTTTTACACTTAGCCAGCCAGCAACAGATGAATCAGTTGACCTTGACGCAGTTAATATTAACAATAGCGATGTTTGGCTGTACAGATTAGATAACAACGGTGTTGAAAGCGAATACTGGGCACAAGTTCCTAGTTTTGAAGGCAATAATGTTATCTATAATAGTCTTAACAAGAGTATTAGAAACATTTATGGTGTAGTAACTAGAGCTAACGATAGAGTTAGTTTAGTATTCAGCGACGGTGTGTTCGGCAACTTGCCCCAAGGTACATTTAGAACATACTACAGAACCAGCAACGGCCTAAGTTATACTATTAATCCCAAAGACATTAAGAATGTTAGTATAGATATTCCTTACATTAGCAACGTTGGGCAAGTGGAAACAATGAGTGTAACATTAAGTTTACAATCGAGCGTGGCCAATAGCGGCCCTACAGAAACAAATGATAGCATTAAGTCTAATGCTCCTGCTACGTATTATACACAAAATAGAATGATTACAGGGGAAGATTATAATATTAGTCCTTTAAGTGTTAATCAGCAAGTTGTAAAAGTAAAAGCAGTTAATCGAAGTTCGAGCGGTATTAGTCGTTATTTTGACCTAGTAGATCCAACAGGCAAGTATAGTAAAACTAACTTGTTTGCGGACGATGGTTTAATTTATAAACAAGAATATACAGATAGTTTTAGATTTAAATACGCTACTAGAACAGATATCGAGGCTATTCTTTATAATGAATTGTCAGATGTTTTAAAATCATCTAATCTTAAAAATTTCTATTACGATAATTTTGAAAAAATTCCTGTAAGTTTATTAGAAGTTAGATGGTACAACAGAACAACAGATGTGAACCAAAGTACTGGCTACATTGAAGATGTTGTGTCGGGCACAAAACAAAAAGTTTCTACTTATACAAGTACCCTACTACGATTTCTAACAGTTGGTTCTTTAATAAAATTTACGGCACCTACTGGATATTATTTTGATAAAACAAAAAATAATAAATTAGTTCTTGGTACGGCAACGGTATCGAATTCTACTACCTTTATTTGGACAAAAGCTGTATCAATAGCAGGAGATGGAACGGCTAACGGCACCGGATTACTGTTTGATAAATCAGGGCCTATTGTGTTAAATGACATTATTCCAGATACCGCAGTATTATCTGAAATTATTCCTGCTTGGAGAACTAGTATAGAATCAAGCACTATAACAGCTATGGTAGATCTAGTGTTTGGTAACAAAAAATTCGGCCTTCGATACGATATCGAAACACGTCTGTGGAAAATCATTACAGAAACTAACCTTAACACCAGCGAAGTTTTTAGTCTTGGACGACAAGGTGACGTCACTAATTCTAAAGCAGATAGTAGTTGGCTAATACTATTCACAACAGATACCGAATATTATACAGTGACTAGTAGATTGACACGTTATGTATTTGAAAGTGCTCAACAAGTAAGATTCTTTTTTGATTCTAGCGATAAAATTTATGATACCCGTAACAATACCGTTGTCAAAGATGTAATTAAAGTTTTAAATATTAATACGGATCCATTGTCTTCGGGAAGTACTACACCATTTACCTACGATAGAGATTGGGAAATCACCGAAGAGTTTCGCGGCCTTGATGGCTATGTTGACACTAAAAAAATTCAAGTTACATTTAATGACAGTGACGACGATGGTGTAGTTGATGATCCTACACTGTTTGATCAATTAGTGGCTCCTACTGTATTACCACTAACAAAGTATATTGTTTTAGAAAAGTATTTTGTAACACAGGGTCAAGAAGATTATCGTTATATTTCTAATGATAGTGATATTGTTGTTATTGTTAATACACAAAACGATATTGTGATTTCTCAATACCAAGACGGACAATATTTTTACATTGTAGATATTGATACTGTTAAACGCTACGATAAGATTGCTTCTGATTTTACCCCAACACTTGATTATAAAGTCTATGTAGGAAGAGATAAAATTAAGTTTCAGTACATCCACAATGCCGACTATGAGTCGCGTATTGATCCAGGGTTAACAAATCTTATCGATGTGTTTGTACTAACTAAACAATATGACATTGCTTATAGACAATGGTTATCGGGCGCAGGCACTACTGAGCCGTTGCCTCCTAGCAGCGATTTCTTATATAATTTATTAAGTCCAGAACTTAGTAAGATTAAATCTATTAGCGATGAAATCGTATATCATCCTTCGAAATACAAAGTCCTTTTTGGATCTAAAGCTAGCCCAGATTTACAAGCAACATTTAAAGTTGTAAAAAATTCTGAAATAGTAATCAGTGATAACGATATCAAAACTAGAGTACTAGTAGCAATATTAGAATTCTTTGCTTTAGAAAATTGGGAATTTGGAGATAATTTCTATTTTACAGAATTATCAACTTATGTCATGAATAAAGTAGCTCCTTACATTGTAAATTTTGTCATCGTACCTAAGCAAAGCACCTTAAGCTTCGGCGGTCTGTACGAGATTCGTAGTGAAAAAGATCAAATTTTTATTAACGGCGCTGGTATAGATGACATTGAAATTATTTCTACAATAACCGCAAGTAATATCAAGAGTGCTGTAATTCAAGCGAATCAGACAGCAGTAAGTCAACAAATAATAACAAGTTCAGGGAGTAACTGATGGCCTATAGCAACGATCAAAACGAGCCAAAAGTACCTATTTCAAATGTAGAGAAGCGTTCAAGCGCTAACTTGTTGCCAAGGTTTTATAGAACGCCCGGTAATAAGAAGTTTTTACAAGCAACATTAGATCAGTTAATTCAACCAGGAACAGTTAAAAAACTTAACGGTTACGTTGGAAGACAAACTGCAAAAGCTGTTACAAGTTCAGATACATTTTTAGAAGCTGCCGATCAATCTAGACAGAATTATCAATTAGAACCGGCAGCAGTTATACAAGACTATCTTGGAAACACTACATTTTTTAAAGATTATATTGATCATATCAATCATATTGGTGTATTCGACGGCATTGTCAACAATCACAGTAGACTGAATCGTGAAGAATTCTATAGCTGGAATCCAAACATTTGTTGGGACAAATTTGTAAATTATCAACAATACTACTGGCTTCCTTTCGGTCCTCGCTCCATTGAAGTATTAGGTAATGAGTTAGAAATTATTAGCACATACTCCGTTACTGGAGTAGACGAAACTGATAACGTTGCTTATTTGTTTAATCCTGAAGGCCCGTTAGAAGGATTGATTAGAAATCCTAAAATACGACTATTCAGAGGGCAAACTTATATTTTCGATATTGATGTTGTAGGACATCCGTTTAGTATTAAAACTCAACGTACCGCTGGCGACCTTTATAGGTATACAAAAGGAGTTGATGCGTTTGCTGTTGAAAAAGGTAAAATTACTTTTACAGTTCCAGTTGATGCGCCTGACGTACTATTTTATGTAAGCGAAAATGCTGTAGATACCGGAGGTGTATTTCACGTATTAGATATTACTGAAAACACTGCAATTAATTTAACTACTGATTTTCTTGGAAAAAAAGAATATATTATTCCTAACGGTACAGCAGAAGGTCTGAGAATTAGTAATGGCATGAAATTAAGTTTCGGAGGACAAGTAACTCCAGAAGAATATGCTAACGATTTTTGGTATGTAGAAGGTGTGGGAACCGCAATTCGATTAGTTAAAGATAAAGACTTGGAAGTCAGAACTTCGTTTAACGAAGAAACTAATGTCTTTTTTGATGACAATCCTTTTGATCAGTCACCGTTTGGTGATGCTAGTACATTGCCTAGCAAGAAAGATTATATAACAATTAATAGATCTAGTCCTGATAAAAATCCATGGAGTAGATATAATAGATGGTTTCACCAAGATGTTATTATTGCCAGCGCCGCCGCAAACGACGTTGAATCGGATTTAGATCAAACGCAACGAGCAATTCGTCCTATTATTGAATTTAATGCAGGTATTAAATTACACAATCACGGACTTAGCTCTAAGCAAAATATCGATGTAATTGATAATTTTACAAAAGATGTTTTTAGTACCATTGAAGGTAGTTTAGGTTATAATGTAGATGGAATTGATCTTGCCGATGGCATGCGAGTAATTTTCACAAAAGATACTGATATACTTGTTAGAAATAAGGTATACCGAGTAAACTTTATCAACGTGATTGTTCCTAGTCGACAACTATCGTTTAACGGAACAACATCGGTCAATGTTGACACCAATACTTTTACTTTCGCTAGCGAACACGGATTATCATCAAGTAATAGAGTTACCTACTTAAACAATGGATTTGATACACTACCTGGATTGACAAATAGGCAAGTTTATTATGTAAAAGTTATAGATTCATTTACAATTGAATTACACACAAATGCCACATTAACTAAACAAGTAGACATATTCTCTTCAGTGGCTGATGCTGTTTATAAATTTGAAGTTTTTTCAGGAAGTCGTAGACAAATAACGTTGTCAGAAGAATCAGACGTTACTCCTGTGACATATGAATCTGTAACAGTAAATTATGGTATACAGGAAATACTTACTGATAGTATTAGTGGTAACCAAGGTCAGACTTATTGGTTCACGGGTACAACTTGGAAACTAGCGCAAATAAAAACAAAGGTTAACCAAGCTCCGCTATTTGATTTATTTGATAGTAATCAAATTAGTTTTATTGATAATTTAGTTTACGACGGATCTACTTTTGAAGGCAACAAAATTTTCAGTTATAAAGAAGGTACTGGAACAGCTGATAGCGAGTTAGGTTTTCCGTTAAGTTATCAAAATATTAATAATATCGGTGATATTGTTTTTGAATTTAATTTGTTAACAGAAAAATTTGCCTATAAAGAATCAACTAATGTATTGTATAAGGATACTGCAACGGGCTACTTAAAAATATCAAAAGATATTGACAGAGCAACTTACGAAAATGGATGGACAACAAGTTTAATTACAGATTCTCAACCTGTAGTTAGGGTGTTTAGAGCCCATACCTATAACGGAACTACATCACCATTTCCAATTGATGTATTTGATAATAAAAATGATTTAACAGATTTAGAAGTTCGTGTTTACATTAACGGAAATCGATTAGCAAAAGATCAATACACTGTTGTTGACGGTGTAGTTAGAAAACAAGTTGTATTAACTAAAGCAGTAGCAACCACGGACGTTGTAACTCTGCGTTGCTTTGCTAAACAAGCAAAAAATTCTAATGGTTATTATGAATTGCCAATTAGTTTACAAAACAATCCGTTAAATCATAACGTAGAACAATTTACATTAGGTCAAGTAATTGATCATGTAGGATCTATTGTTGATAATATCACAACATTTACCGGTACATATCCAGGATACGGCAATCTTAGAGATATCGGAAATTTAAGTCCGTACGGCGTTCGCTTTGTACAGCACAGTGGCCCGATGAATCTTAGTTTATATCATCTTGGATCTAAAAGTTCCAATATGGTAAAAGCTATAGATGTAGCAAGAAATGATTACGGTAAATTTAAACGAGCATTTATAGTTGCTGCAACTGAAAGCGGCATAGATACTGATCCTCGACGACATGTTGATTTTGTGTTACAAATGATAAACAAGGACAGGCCGAAAACAAGCCCGTATTATCTATCGGACATGTTTGGTTACACAGCTTCAAATAGAATAGAATATACTGTTTTAGATTCGAGAATAAAAACATATCCGTTGACTAGTAAGTTTGGATTGTCGACACTATCTAATAAAAGTGTAAACATTTATCTAAACGGAGAACAACTTGTCCACGGCCGAGATTATGTATTCGGCGATGATGTATTTTTTGAATTACTAATTGACATCGTACAAGACGATCTTATTGAAGCATACGAGTATGAAACTACTGACGGATGTTTTTGCCCCGCCACTCCTACTAAGCTAGGATTATATCCTAAGTTTGAACCTAAGATTTATCTAGACGATACTTATGCTGAACCTACTCGAGTAATACAAGGACACGATGGCAGTATTACTGTTGCGTTTGATGATTACAGAGATGATTTAATTTTAGAATTAGAAACTAGAATTTTTAACAATATCAAATGCGAATATAACGCAGATATTTTTAATATTTACGATTACGTGCCGGGCCACAATAGAACAACGCCGTATTCATTTAAAGAATTTAATAAGATATTGTCTAAGTATTTCTTTCAATGGACAACTAACATTCAAGAAGATTATACAAAGCATATTGGATATGATCAAACTGATAGTTTTACCTATAACTATCGAGGCAACTTTACACCTGATAATCAAGATGTTCCTGCAGCATGGCGCGGCATTTACACTTGGTTATTGGATACAATTCGTCCACATAGCCACCCGTGGGAATGTTTAGGATTTAGTATCGAGCCATCGTGGTGGCAAGATGTTTATGGCCCAGCTCCATACACAAGCGACAACTTAATCTTATGGGATGATATTAAAGAAGGCATTATTCGAGAACCAGGCGTGCCCGTTAGACGAGATGTTAAATTTGCTAAATCTTCCTTAGCCTACGGATTACCTGTTGACGATCAAGGTGTATTACTGAGCCCTAAAGATTCAGGAATGGTATCTGGAACTATACGATCAGGCGCAGGCGGCTATTTTGAATTTGGTGATCAAGCCACTGTTGAGTCAGCATGGCGTCGTAGTAGCTATTATGCGTTTGCTCTTATTGAAACATGTTTATTAATGCAGCCTAACAGTGTGTTGGGCCGATGTTTAGATAGAAGCAGAATCGTAAAAAACTTAAACAATCAATTGGTATATTCAGAAACCGGACTACGGTTACGATTGGAAGATGTTGTTATCCCTTCGACTAGCAACAGGAATGGAGATACTAGAGTTTATACTTGCGGTTTAATCAATTACCTAGTTGACTACTTATCGGGAGATAATGTCTTACGACTAGACGAATATCAGTCAGACTTGTCATCTCTAACAAATAAGATAACAACACGATTAGGATCATTTACCAGCCAGCCTAAATATAAAATTTTACTAGATAGTAAAACACCTAGCAGCACAGGTGGAGTGTTCGTTCCTGAAGAAAATTATTATGTAGACTTGAACATTTCTAGTGCTATATCAAAAGTTGTATATAGTGGAGTGATAATAACAAAATTTGCTGACGGATTTGAAGTAAAAGGTTATGATTTTGATAACCCTTATTTTACGTATTATCCGTATAGACAAGATGACAGAGTTATAAATGTTGGAGGTATTAGCGAAAGTTATATTACTTGGAATTCCGGCCAAATTTATACTGCTGGTAAAATTGTTAAAAATACTAATCAATATTACAGAGTAAAAACTAACCACACAAGCGGAGAAACGTTTGATAGTCAGTACTATGCCAGATTATCTGAACTACCTGTTGTAGGCGGACGAGATGCTATTTTAAGAAAATCTTGGGATTACGACGAACCGCAAACTATTGCGTACGGTACTAAAATTACAACTATACAAGCTATGGTTGATTTCTTACAAGGTTATGGCGCTTACTTAGAACAACAAGGTTTTGTGTTTGATGACTTTAACAACGAACTTGCTGTTATTACTAACTGGGAAACTAGCGTAAAAGAATTTTTATTCTGGTCAACACAAAACTGGAGTGAAGGCGCAGTTATAAGTTTAAGTCCAGCAGCCAACAGATTAATTTTTAAATCTACAACTGCGGCAGTAGATGATCTTACAGATCCGTTCTACGGATACAGTATTTTTAGAGTTGACGGTCAAAAATTAGATTCTGAGTTTATAACAACTTACAGAAAAGACGGCGAATTTACATTACAACCACAGGATACAAATCACGGAATATTTGGAGCTACCTTATTTCTTGTACAAAAAGAACATATCGTAGTATTGGACAACACAACTTTATTCAATGATACTGTGTATGATCCTGAAGCAGGATATAGACAAGAACGAGTTAAAGTGCTAGGTTATGTCACTAGTAATTGGAATGGTAGTTTTGAAATTCCAGGTTTTATTTACGACAGAGCTATAGTCAATGCTTGGACACCTTGGACTGATTTTGCATTAGGTGACATTGTTAAACACAAAGAGTTTTATTATAGTGCTAAAAGTTTCTTAGTAGGAACTGAAACATTTAACGACGATAGCTGGGTGCTGTTGACAGAAAAGCCTAAATCAGAGTTATTACCTAACTGGGATTATAAAGCCGAAACGTTTGCCGACTTTTACGATTTAGATACTGACAATTTAGACAGCGGACAGCAAAAAATTGCACAGCATTTAATTGGATATCAAAAACGTCAATACCTCGAAAACATTATTCAAAATGATGTAAGTCAGTATAAGTTTTACCAAGGCATGATTATTGAGAAAGGCACACAAAACGTTTTAAACAAACTGTTTGATGTACTAAGTGCTGACGGCATGGAAAGTTTAACATTTGACGAAGAGTGGGCATTCCGTGTAGGCGAATATGGCGCAGTTGATACATTCGACGAAGTTGAATTTAAATTAGACGAAAAGGAATTTAAAACCAATCCTCAGCCTATTGAGTTAGTAAATTCTATTGACCCAATGCTTACAGATTTTGTCTATAGACAACGTCCTGTTGATGTATATGTTAAGCCATATAACTATACTAACGATATTTGGCCAGTTAAACCTGCTGGTACATATTTGAGAACTCCTGGTTATGTACGCTCGGCAGATGTAAAACTTAGTATAGATAATTTACAAGACCTAACAACTGTTGATATTTCTTCTTTTAAAGAAGGTGACTATGTATGGTGTGCGTTTGAAAATCGAGATTGGAACGTTTATAGATTTAGTAAAACATCTTTTAAAATTACTAATATTACATACTCAAATAAAGTAATAACTGTTGTTTGTGATAAAGTGATAACGTTGAATGTTGGTGATGTAATAGGAATAGAAAATAGTGTTTCTGTTCAAGGCTTCCATGTAATTGCTTCGGTTTCTCTTAACACGTTCACGGTAGCTAAGGAAGTACAGGGCTGGCAAACTTGGGCAGACCAAGACACAGTCTTGAGTTATCAATTTAATTTACACCGAGTCGGAAACATCGATAGTGCGAATTCTATTATTCCACGCTATATTAAACCTAACGAATTAATTTGGTCAGACAATAACGGTCAAAATAAATGGACTGTTTATCAACATGCTCCTGTTTATAGTCGTGGTACAATTTTAAATATTGATGTTAAGACAAATTTAAACTTTGGATTAGCAACAGCAATTACCGACGACGGAAACTTAGCCGCTGTGACAGATTTCGACGGAGTTACAATTTATGAGAAAAGTTCTTCTGATAATGTATGGTTAAGTAAACAGCGAATTTTGCCCGTCTCTGGTACAGCTACAATGTCAGCTGGAGAGTTTGGATCTTTAGTTAAATTTAGCAAAGACGGCCGCTGGTTAGCAATTGCAGCACCATTGGCAGATGTTGGTATTTCGGAAGAGCAAGGCCGCGTATTCTTGTATGTACAAGGCGAAGACAGTCAGTATGACTTGTTAGACACTATTGCTAGCCCAGCGCCGACAGACTATGAGAAATTTGGTATCAATCTTGCTTTTGGAAGAAAACCTAACCCTACTGTGTTGTACAGCGCATTAACCGGTACATATACTGAAAATGGTAATGGAGCAGTCTGGACAGTTACACGTATCGGATCTTCTTATGTATTACTAGTTTCCGATAGAGGATTGCGTTATAAAGCTGGCGAAACTATTGTTATCCCAGGAAGTCAGTTAGGCGGCACAAATATTGACAACGATTTAACTATTACTATT